AGAGAGATTAGTTGGGGAGCAGGTACCCTTGTTGGTGCAAGACGCAAAGTAGAGCAAGTAACAGCAAACGATACTTTAACAGCAGCCGAATCAGGAACAATCTATGTTTTTGCTGACGCTGCCGCAGTTTTGACTTTACCAGATTCGGGCGCTGGCGATATTATTGGAGTACATTACACGTTTGTCTCCAATTTCCAAGGAACTGGTCAAGAAGTTATATGTGCTGACACGACTAATGAAAAAATGATTGGTGCCCTAATGGTTGCCGATTCCGACGATATTACATCGGGCGGCTCATTTACTGCAGAAGCTGGAAATAGCTACTCATCTATCGAATGCGAAGATGCACAGCATGGCGAACCCGGTAGCATGTTTAGACTTACAAACATAGCTGCTGATGTATGGCTTGTTGAAGGGGTGGTCCTGTCCGCCGGTACTTCAGCAGATCCATTTGCTACATCTTAATAACTAACACTTATTAATAAGATAATTTAATCCATTATCCTTTAAACCCCCTTCCAGTCGGTTGGGGGTTTTCTTTTAGAGATCAAAACCCAAAAACATCGATCTGCCAAATTTTTTTTCGCCTACAATTTCTGAGATTTTCGGTTTTGTCAAATAGGCACTATTTATTATATAACCAAGGAGTTCCCCATGGGAAAAAAGAGAAGGCTGAATTCAGCCAAAGCAAAGTTTGCCGCAAAACGCAGCGCTCACCCTAGAGCCAAGCTTTTAGTACAACAAGTAGCTACAGAAGTAGCCACAGAGGCAGAAACTATTGAAGAAGTGTTGCCAGAAGTGGTCGAAGTTGTAGCCAAAACAACGCCTAAAACGACAAAGGCAAAGAAAGCGACAACGACGAAGAAAGCAGCCTCCAAGCCCAAAAAAAGGACCACAAAAAAGGCAACAACCGAAGCTTCTGCATAAAATAACTTAATCTTTCTAAAACAGCCTTTAGCTTGTCTGGGGGTTTTGTTTTGTCAGAACTATTTACAGCAGGAGAACTATATAGATGCCAACAAACCTTAGCCCTACCTCAACAACAAGCGCAATTGTCTTGACTTCTACTGGAAGCACTGCGCTAGCGGCTGCAGGGTGCCCATTCGGCATTTATACAGGATCCGCGGACTTCATAAGTGGTGCCTCTACACAAGTAGCCTATGTTTATAAGAAACTTGGCGGCGATGTTGTGGACATTGAATTAACGCCAAATAATGTATATGCAGCATATGAAGAGGCGGTGCTAGAATACTCATATATTATTAACCTTCATCAAGGCAAAAATATGCTTTCTGATGTTTTGGGAAACACTACTGGCACGTTCGATCACAAGGGCGATAAAAAAACGGGACCCGCGAGTGTTAATTTAAAATATCCAAGATTTCAAGTAGCATATTCTAAAAAGATCGGCGACGGGTTATCTAAAATCGCCGGCTTTGGAGGCACTGTGCGCGAGTATTCAGCTTCTTTTAAGCCAGTTAGTGACGTACAAGATTACAATATACAACAAATTATCATAGACGCATCAGATTCTGGTGTTGATGACGCCGGCAATGCGGTCGGCTATGCTGGAAAAGTTAATGATAAGAAGGTAAACGTCACACAAGTTTTTTACAAGTCTCCTAGGGCCATGTGGCGCTTCTATGGGTACTATGGTGGCGTAGGTGTCGTTGGCAATGCCTCGACTTACGGCCAGTTCGCAGATGACTCTACTTTTGAGGTTATTCCGACATGGCAAAACAAAATGCAAGCCATCATGTATGAAGACTCGATTTATACCAGGACATCACATTATTCATACGAATTAATTGATAATCAATTACGACTTTTTCCAACACCCAGTTATTGGGGATTTGACGAGCAGGACAGAATTTGGGTTAAGTTTTATATTGAAGGCAATGCTTGGGATGCAACAAGCGCATATACCGGTAGTATCGATGGTGTGAATAACATCAATACAATTCCTTTTGATAATATTCCATATGCAAATATCAATGCAATAGGAAAACAATGGATTCGCAAGTATGCGCTGGCCCTTTGTAAGGAGATGCTGGGCCAAATTCGCGGAAAATTCACCACAATGCCAATTCCGGGCGAAAGCGTGACTTTAAACCACTCAGAATTGCTCTCACAGGCCAAAGAAGAGCAAACGGCGCTAAAAGATAAACTGAGAGAGATACTCAAAGAAATGGAATACACAGCATTAGCCAAACAAGACAGCGAAAAGGCCGCAGCCGCCGCAGAAACCTTTAAGTATTCCCCATTGCCGATTTTTGTAGGATAACTAATGAATGTCAGATGAATGGAAGAAACCAGCCGCACCGCCACCGCCTCTTTTCCTAGGAAAAAAAGAGCGAGACCTTGTAAAACAGGTTAATGATGAATTAATTGAAAAAGTCATTGGTCAGCAAATTCTTTATTATCCTATTGATCTAGAAACCACCAATTTTCACGAATTATATGGAGAAGCGGTCGAAAAGACCTATTTGCCTCCAGTTCGAGTATATGCGTTAGTTGAATTTACTAACTATTCCACCGAATACATGGAAGGCATCGGAATCGATAAGGCTTGGGAGATTATGGTGCACTTTCATCGTCGCAGACTCACAGAAGACCAAAACTTGTTTGTGCGAGAGGGTGATTTTGTGCTATACGGCGATTTCTACTATGAGATCGTAAAACTCTCAGAGCCAAAGAAATTATTTGGTCAAATTGACCATAGTTTCGAGATTGCAGCTACTTGTAAGAGAGCCAGAAAGGGATTATTCGATGCTACCTGATAACTTTGACTTTGCAATGTTGCCTGCTGATGCAACCTCAACCACCTTAGAAGAAGTGGGTATTTTAGAATCTACTATTGAAACTATCGATTATGCAATGACTTCTTGGATCAAAGAAGATCTCAAGTTAACTACGCACACAAATGAAGGCTTTAAGGAGGTCCCAGTTTTGTGGCAAGCTCCCGAAAGAGCATTTCAGATTAAAAATGAAAAAGACTTAAGAGATGATGCCGGCGCTTTAAAACTCCCATTAATTAGCATTGAACGCTCTAGTATTACGAAAGATCCCGCAAGAAAAGGGGGCTTCCAAGCGAATTATTTTTCAAAGGATAAAAACGGCCGCACTGGCCGTATCGTAATTGCTAAAAAGATAGTTCAAGACAAAACTAGAAATTTTGCCGTCGCTTCCGGCACAAGAACTAACACAGGAGGCACCGAACAGCGCTATTACCCGAGAAAAAATAAAAAAGTAGTAATTCGTTCTCTATCTATTCCGATTCCTGTATACGTTAATATTGATTATAAGATTATCCTCAAATCTGAATATCAACAACAGATGAATGATATGATAGCGCCATTTATTGCACGAACCGGACAAATTAATGCTTTTGTTATGAAAAGAAATGGGCACTTATATGAAGCTTTTATTGATCAAAACTTTGCTCACAACAACAACGTTAATAATTTAGCTGAGGATGTGCGTATGTTTTCTGCCGAGATTACAATAAAGGTTTTAGGATATCTCATTGGCGAAGGCAAAAGCGACGATCGCCCAATTGTAAGAATAGACGAAAACACAGTAGAAATCTCGTTTCCCCAGGAACGAACTGCTCTCCCAGGCTCCGAAAACATATTTGGAGATATTTGGGACGGTAATCTATGACCTGATGACGGCTCAAAAAATTAGTTCCTGAAGAGAACCCCTATTTTTCTTTATAGTTCAGGAGCCGTTTGGTATTAGGAATACTATTTATTTTATGATTGCAGTAGCGCATATTCTACATTTTATACGAGGGAAAAAAACAGTATGTCAGTAAAGAATTTTAAATTTGTATCTCCCGGAGTGTTTATTAACGAAATAGACAACTCCTTTATTCCGCAAAGCCCAGGCGAGATTGGTCCTGTTGTAATTGGACGTTCCTCACGAGGCTTGGCGATGCAGCCAATAAAAGTTGAATCTTTTGCTGAATTCGTCGAAGCCTTCGGCGATGTTGTTCCTGGTGCTGGCGGTGGCGATATTTCTCGCGACGGCAACAATCAATCTCCAATGTATGGAACATATGCCGCAAAAGCTTTTTTGAATGCTAACGTAGCCCCTCTTACTTATATTCGTCTCCTGGGACAACAGGAAACTGGCGCCAGTAGCGATGGCATTGCTGGTTGGCAGACAGCCAAAACAGCGGCCCCCGCAACATCTCAAGATCCCGGCAATGGAGGCTCCTATGGCTTGTGGCTGTTCCCAAGTCAGTCAACCAGCGTGACTCTCGGTACCGGAATGCTCGGTGCTGTATGGTACCTCAATCATTCTGCATCTATTCGTTTAAGTGGAACCGTTCACATGGGCTCAGTCACAACCGCTTCGGTGGGCACAGTTATCGGCACCGACTCAGATAAATTATTTACGGTCCTTATTTCAAGCGAGCTACAAGGTACCCAAAAATTTAAATTTGGATTTGACGACGATTCTGAAAAATTCGTCCGCAAACGTTTTAATACAAATCCTCAACTGTGTTCGTCCCCGGGAAGCTTTTATACGACTGCTTCTTCGACAAATTATTGGCTTGGAGAGACTTTTGAGCAGGCACTCCGCGATTCTGGGAGCTTGGCATCTTCAACTGCGCTTGGTGTTATTCTTCCTCTTCAGAAGGGCACAAATGCCTCTCGGGGTGACGGCCTTCAAGGCCCTCACAATATGCGACAGGCTTCTCGTGAAGCAATTGCTGGCTGGTTTATCGGACAAGATTCAACCGGAGACCCCGCAACCTTTAACCCTCTCAATGCCAAAAAACTCTTTCGTCTTAAAGGCCGCGGCCATGGAGAGTGGCTTCATAAGAATTTGAAAGTTTCCATTGAGAACATTAGACAGTCTACAACGAATACGAGTGATTACGGAACGTTCTCCCTAGTATTAAGATTGCTTAACGATACTGACAATAACGTTCAAATAGTAGAAAGATTTGACAATCTAAGTCTTGATTCCACATCCCCTAGTTATGTTGCTCGAAAGATTGGAGACAAATATACGGCATGGGATTCCACAAACCGAAGATTAAAGACATATGGAGATTATGATAATCAGTCTAATTTTGTATATGTTGATCCGACTTCTTTTGTAGAAGACGGAATGGCTGGATTTGAAACACTCCTCCCGTTTGGCTATTATGGTCCTCCTCGCATGAAGAACACTACTGTGTCAGGATCTCAGGCTGTTACAGCAAGTGGTGGTAGTCCTGTTTATTGGCCTAGCACTGGTTTGATTGGATCGCCGGCCACACCTTCTGCCAGATCTGGCTCGTGGCCTCTCTCACCCGGCGCGGTTTTGACCGCAATGGCGTTTTCTCCTTCTGCCTCCGCCGCGGCCGGCAGCGGATCCTCGGCGCAGGTCTCTGGGGCATTCATCGCTGGAGGCATCGGCACCCTTGCTTTCCCAGAAGTCCAGTTAAGAAATTCGGCTTCAGACGGCGGCTTGTCTGTTCCTGCAGACGCATATTGGGGATTATATTCCAATAGATCTGCCAATAGTACGCGCGCCGGCGCAGGATTAGCGCAGTGCCATGGCCTTCCATACAGGGACTTTTCAGCCGATCCGAGCGGTCAAACTGACACAGTTCTTCTCGGCGCAACCGCATTTGCATATGTTTTTACAATGAACGATCTTTGCAAGTCTGGTAGCTCATATTATTATCAATCTGGTGCCTATGCCGCGGAAAACAGCAATAATGTTTCAAATTATCAAACGCTTCTAAATGCTGGCATTAATCGCTTTACTGCTCCTTTCTGGGGCGGTTTCGATGGTTTTGATATCAAAGTACCTGATCCGATGTACAACAAGGGCATCCCCGGCGCCGGCGGAACTGGCACAGGGACTGCTAGCGATACAAACGATTATGCATATCATACATGGAAGCGAGCAATTGACACAGTAGCAGATCCTGAAGCTCTTGAGATGAACTTGCTAGCTGCTCCCGGCCTTACGGTAGACAGCTTAACAGGACACATGATCGATGTATGCGGCGAACGCGCCGATGCGCTCGCTCTTGTGGATCTCCCCAGCGTATATGTTCCCTCTCATGAGACATATTTTGCTAACAAGAACAATAGAATTGGCACAACTCCAATTAGCGCAGCAAATACTCTTAAAGCAAGGAGGCTTGATTCTAGCTATGGTGCGACTTTCTATCCTTGGGTTCAAACTCGCGATGCCAATAGTGGTCGCTTAGTATGGATTCCGCCCTCTGTGGCTATGTTGGGTGTCCTCGCTAGTTCTCAGAAGGCATCTGAACTTTGGTTTGCTCCCGCTGGATTCAACAGGGGTGGTCTGAGCCAGGGTGCTGCAGGTATTCCGGTTGTAAACGTTTCGGAACGTTTGACGTCCAAAGAACGCGATACTCTTTATGAGTCTAATATTAATCCAATTGCCTCTTTCCCATCTAGCGGAATTGTGGTCTTTGGTCAAAAGACTCTTCAAGAGAGTCAGAGCGCCCTTGACAGGATTAATGTGCGTAGGCTCGTTATCTATCTTAAAAAGCAGATTTCTATCCTTTCCACAAAAGTTCTTTTCGAACAAAACGTCCAAGCTACATGGAATAGGTTTAAGTCACTCATTGAGCCGCTTTTGGCTAACACTAAAGTTAACTTTGGTATTACAGATTATAGGCTGATCCTCGATGAGACCACGACAACCCCGGACCTTATTGACCAGAACATTTTGTATGCCAAGATTATGGTTAAACCTGCTCGGGCTATTGAGTATATCGCGATTGATTTTGTGATTGCTTCTACGGGTGCATCATTCGATGATTAAAAGATATAAAGATTTTTTCTTTACAACACTAATTAAAACTAGATAAAAGGAGACTACACCAATGCCATTTTGGTCGCAAAACTTTGCTGAAGACACCACACTTAAAGATCCTAAAAGACAATTTAGGTTTATGGTCGAGTTCCAAGGAATCTCGGCTCCGAACGGAGGAGCGGCGTTATGGTATGCAAAGTCTGCACAAAAGCCTTCTTTTGAGATTAATGCTGCAGAGCATAAGTATTTAAATCATACATTTTACTATCCCGGGAATGTTACATGGCAACCACTTGATGTAGTTATGGTTGATCCAGTCGAGCCGGATGTAACAGCAACTCTTTCAGATATTATAGCTCAATCTGGCTATGCTCCCCCCACAGATGCCACCTCTCGTGGTAGCATTTCAAAAGCTACTGCTGCTGGTGCCTTGGGAACAGTTATTATTACTCAACTCGACGCTGCTGGCAATCCACTTGAGACATGGACTCTTTGGAACGCCTTTATTACAACTATTAAATATACTGATCTGTCATATGGCGAAGATGCCCTTAGTGAAGCAACATGTACTCTTAGGTATGATTGGGCTCGTGTTGAAACGGCCAATGCGTCATCTGCCATTGCTGGTTCTGGTGGTAATAGCTTCTTTGGTGTATAAGAATTTAAAACAACAAACAACGAGGTGAAAGTTGTCAAGAAATAGAGATCGCGTCGGAGGCGCCCATCCCCAACCGGATACGAGCCCTCCCCCGCAACAAGTAACACAAGAGCAAGGGACAAGTGCGAGCCACTTTTCCTTTGTCGTCCCGACAGAGTTTGTCGAACTTCCGTCGCAAGGTAAATATTATCCCGAAGAGCATCCTTTGCACAATCAGGATAGCATCGAAATTCGACAAATGACTGCCAAAGAAGAAGATATATTAACTTCGCGCACTCTTCTCAAGAAAGGAGTTGCGCTAGACAGAGTAATTCAAAGTTTAATCGTAGACAAAAAAATTAACCCAGACACACTATTGGTAGGCGATAGAAATGCGATTATTATTGCTTGTCGAATTTCGGGATATGGCAACTTGTACAGTACAAAGATTGGTTGTCCCGCATGTGGAGTCACACAAGAATACGAATTTGATCTTAACGATACAGAGGTATATACTGCCGACAACTTATCTGATAAAAATATTATAAACAATCATGATGGTACATTTGATACAATACTGCCAAAAACCCAACTCACCGCAACTTTTCGTCTTCTGAGAGGAGTAGACGAAAAACAACTCTTGAATAATCTTCAAGCCGACCGTAAACGCAAAACTCTAGAGAAAAATATTACGAGACAGCTACAGAATATTCTTGTAGCGGTGAATGGAAATGATGAGCAATCTGCATTAAATTATTTAATTGAAAACATTCCTTCGATGGATTCTCGATATTTGCGCACAACTTACAATTTAGCAACTCCTAATGTCGATCTAACGCAAACATTTATTTGTGACGAGTGCGATCATGAAGCGGACCTGGAGGTTCCGCTGTCCACAGACTTTTTTTGGCCTGAACGATGAATATATGGAGAACGTATATGAGCAGTTCTTCTTTTTAAAATATTCAGGTGGCTGGTCATTCTCAGAAGCATACAACTTACCAGTTGGTTTAAGAACTTGGTTTGTTGGACGACTTGTACAACAAATAAAGACAGAAAATGAAGCCATAGAACAGGCAAATAAGGGCGGCGGCAACAATTCTCAAACACTAACACCACAAAATGCGCCGGCAATGCCTCCGCACATGATGAAAAGAGCAAAAGAATAAGGCTATCGATAGCTTTATTCTTTTTTTATATAGAAGCTATTTATCTTATATAACCAAGAGGGTTTTTTGTGGCAGAGATCACTCCAGATAGACGTTTAGAGATCGAGAGAGAGCTTAGTAGGCTCACGCTGGAACAAAAAGAGCACAAATTAGAAATCCTCAGTTTATTGAGCGACCAGACTGAGGAACAACGCGAGATGGTTGTTAAACTAAACAAAGCTCTTGCCATTGCCCGAGATACGGTAGAGTATAAAGATTACTAATTGGCCAACCACCG